CCTTTACGGAAAGGAGCAGCAATACCACCAACGACGTTGAGTGTAAAGTCTACGCCACCCCTAGTAAGGTCAACCTCTCTTACTGAAATACCTGGAGATGCTAATCGAAGTGCCATTCTAACTCCCTGCAGTACCCGAACTTTTGACTGAAATTATTTAGGTTTTTCGACTGCTATATACAACTTGCCCAATCACTTGGCATATAACCAAAGTTATTTTCAAAATCATCATAGACCCATTTCATGTTCTCATAAGCATATTTCCATGTTTCATATCCAAGGTCACACCATTGTGAATAGACCTTTTCCTTTAGAGAAGAAAGATGAGTTATATTTTTATATGTTGGTGATATAGGAAATTCTAAAAACTTAGATAAAGGTTGCATATCACCTTTATAAAAATCTTCATTGATAATAAATTTTACTCTATCCTTCCCCCAAACTCTTACATATCTTTCATATAAGTCAACGTACCTCACATTAGGATGATAAAAGTATTGTTCTATTATTGACTTAGGTGATCCCTCTCCCAATTTAGATCTTCTATTACATGCAGACCATACCATTCTAATTGGATCTCTGAATATCATTACCACTTTGATATCAAAATATTTTAGTAACTCATCTCGAATTGACATCATAAACTTTTCTGTCAATTGGCGATTTGAATTTGAAAAGTCTGTTACTGATTCAAAATTATCTTTTACAGTTTCCCATAATTTTAGATTATAATTAATATATTTCTCAAGACTACTAGAACATAAAGCATTGAAACCAACATCTTCAATGAAAGATGAGTCAAAAACTTCAGAAGGCATCACCCATGGTCTATCAACTCCCATCCTAAATCCTTTTTTATTTTTATGATCTTCATTATTCTGTTTAAATTTTTCTGGGAATTCAATTGAAAGAAGATAATTACTTTCCTTCATTGCTCCACCATGGGCATACTTATTGTTCCATACCGTATAATATAAAGATGTTGATCCTGAAGATGGTAAACCAGCACTCAACAATAGTTTAGGTTTCACCGATACTCCCACATAAATGCTCTATCTCCATACTCATCAGTTTTCCAAACGTCACCATTCTGATCAACTATCTCAGACTCTTCATCAAATCCGTCGCATACAAATCCAAAAGGAGCCATGTCTTGTTCTATAGCATTCTTTTGTTCTTCATAGATACGTTTCCTGACATCCTGATCAGTCATTTCTTTGAAGTAGTCTTGTGCTACCAACCAAGAGAATATAACCAAACACATGGCAAGGTCATCATTACATCCCTCTTCTGCCTCAAATGATTGTTTCTTCTGAATAAACGTAGTCAACTCACTAATAATATTATAATCATTGAATACTAATTTGTCTTCCTCTACCAATGTCTTTAGGTTAGAACAACCAACCTTCTTTGTGGTCGTGCTCATCTTGACACCTAACTGTGTTTTGACACCAGAGAATCCTGATCCCACAATCTGACCTGCCCTACCACGCATGGCAACCATCAATAGATTTTCATATTCAAGATCATAAAATAAAATAGATGCTACTTGATCTCCAATATCATTTACCTCACATAAGACATATGCATTATTATATGCTGTAGCAACCTCCTCGATAATGGAAGGGAATAACATAGGTTTGACTTCGTTGTCCCTATATGTGGCAACAATTTTATACGGAAACTCTGTAATATCAGCAACTATAAAGGCACTATAATCTTTAGAGATGCCTCTTGCTACGTCAACTGTTACAATATAATCTCTTTTCTCATAAGGTTTTTCGTACACTGATAACTTACCATTTTGTTCTACAGGGTTTTCATATACAAGTGCTTTTAGTTTTGCTGCAGAGATAAGAGTATCTACAGATCCTAAAAACTCACACTCAAACTCAATAGCAAATTGTTGTTTACTAGTGTTTCTTATAGTCTGTTCTTTCCATTTAGCATTTCGGCCTGGTACTTCAGACCAGTGAACTTCTGTAGCAATATACTCGTTCTGCCCCCGTTCTGCGTCATGCCACATTCGATAAAAGTGATTCATACCATGAGGCGTTGATACTATTATAACCTTGGTGGATTTACCAGAAGATATAGTAGGATAAACAGACGCAAAGAAATCATCTGCCAAGTGGTTTTGCACGAATGCAAACTCGTCAAGGAAGATGATATTGAAAGACATACCTCGAACTGCTGATGCAGATGTAGATGCTGCTATGATCTTGGAACCGTTTTCCAGTTCCATTGATCCTTTGTTCCAAGCAACGATCCCCTGCTGCATCCACTTCGGCAAGTTCTCATATGCCAATTGTAGTCTGCCGAGTAAATCTCTAGCAGTCGCTGCTTTGTTTGCGAGGATTCCAATATTGACGTTATCGTTGAATATTGCGTAATGAAGTAAGTATGATACTACCGTTGTTGACTTACCAGTCTGCCTAGGCATCTTGCAGATATTAAATCTATTCTTATGAAAATTTCTTATAAGTTTCTTCTGAAACTTGTACATGTCAAAGGAGACTAGACCTTCGTCAACGTTAACAATTTTTATATGCTTCTCTGTAAAATATACTGGATCTTTCTTACACTTTAGAAATTCTTCAATATGCTCCTTAGTGAACTCTTGAGGAGTATTGACCTTTTTTAGATTAGGATTACCAAGATAGATGTCACTCATCAATCACGTTGCTATTTCCAGCTAGATGGTCCGTATCCCTGTGATACAGCACTACCTGCTGACTTTACTGCATTATGTATACCCTTTGCTATGTTACCAATTCTTTCTTTGGATGGACCTTTGAACTTACCTTTTTCTTTTTCTTTTTTCTTTGTGCTGTATGGTGCTGGTTTTCTTTTGTCTTTCACTTCAGTATTTTTTGTACCACGATTGGCAAGTGCGGAACCTTTATCTGGTTCACGTTTTGCTAACTGATTGTCTTTTACTTCTTTTGATTTTATATCATAAGTTTTACCAGGACTTCTATAGTCAGATGCTCTCATCTTACTTACCATTTCTGTCCTAAGACCTCTAACCTTCTTTATTATTTTATCAAGTTTTTTTGCCTTTAGTGATGGTACAGTTCCAGTTGTGATACCGCTTCTTACAGCCTGTGCAAGTTTATCAGCATGGGCATCACCCTCTTTCAGAGATCCTCTTTTCTTTTTTAGTTTTTCTAAAGCAGCATCAAGTGTCTTCTTCTTTCTTATAGCAGAAGGCTTGTTTCTACGAGAGATTTCTTCTTGTATTTTGTCCATGATATATTTATTATTTTTTATCAGTAAGTCCGTTTGCTTTGAGCATTTTCTGTAAGTCGGAAGTACTACCTATAAACAATGAGTTATTGGTTACTTGCTTTGTAGATTTATCTTCATCCAAATCTTTCATTTTCTTCTGTAGATCAACTAACTTATCAGTTGTATCTGCAATATGTTTGATCAACTGTCCAGCAACTTCATATGCTCTAGGATGCTGAGAGTCACCTGCAACATCTAATATACCGTCAACTGCCTCCTGACCCTTCTCGATAAGGTTGTAGAACTGTGCTCTACTATACTCATAATCCTTGGTAGGATCATCCTCTACTTGCTTTTGTATCTTAGGTTTTTCCTTGACAATTTCTGCTTTCACAGATAGTGCTTTATCAATAGCTTCAAATCCTTTATCCATTAGATATCTCTACCCTCAGAAGGACTATAATCCAATCCATCATTACCAAAGAACGAACTGGACTCACTGAATCCAAAATCATCACCAACCTCAATAAGTGCGTTATCAGTAATATTTACTAAATTCACAACGTTATCAGCATAATGTTCTACAATACTAGTTCCATACTGACCTCTTCTAACAATCAAATTAGTACCATCAATCTCTCTTATATACATGGTTTCATTATTGATTTGTATATAATTTCTTACAGCAAGACCTGCTGCATTATTTACTTTGACTAACGTCTTCTTAGCATCTAAATTAACTGATAGTTTTGTTGTAGCATCATCATTATAATCTTTGACTGCCTGAGGTGTGACAGTATACCTTTGCTCTCTTGGTGCTCTGATATTTGTAGAGTAATCGACCTGAACCTTCTTGATGATTCCACCTTCGTCTGTAG